ATAAAAAAAAATTAACAAATGGCGACAACAGTAATCGGAGCAACATTAACAAGCACTATAACAGAAATAATTACACTAAACGGACAAGCACACGGAAACACAAATACATATGAAGTTGCAAGCCAAGGCGAAGCAACAAGTAGAATTATGAGTTGTGCTACTGCTGATACTACTTTAATGAATTTTGGAGCAACAGATAGTGCAGGAACTATTGTTGGTGACGAAATGAAATATTTTAGAGTAACAAATTTAGACGATACTAATTACATAACACTATCTTTTTATAATAGTGCATCGCATTTTAAAGTTAAATTAAAAGCAGGAGAAAGCCATATTTTTATGAATAACCAAATGGCTATTGCAGGTGCTGATTTAACAGATATGACAATGGTAAAAGGACAAGCAAATACACTGGCTTGTGATATTGAAATAACTACTATTTCTGCATAATATGAATTATAATAATGTAAATAATTTAGCTAGATTAGTAACGCAAAGTGAGGTAATTGCTACACTATCTAATGTAAATTTAAGCCCTGCACTAATTACAATAGATGTAATTAAGATAGCAGAAATAACACATATTGAAAAAGTTATAGGCAGAGAATTTTACGAGGAATTAGTAATACAACATCATAACGGAGCATTAACAACTGCAAACCAAACACTGATGGACGATTATTTAGTTAGGTGTTTATGTTGGTTTGTACGTTTTGAAATTTTAAACGATTTGCAATACCAAACTACAGCAAGTGGTGTTATGCAAAATATTGACGATTTTAGTCAAGCTGTTTCTCCTAAACAATTTGATTTAATAAAACAAGACGTTTATCGTAAAGCAAGTTTATTTTTACAAGATATGTTAGATTTTATAAGTAATAAAAACAATATAAATAATTACCAAACATACAAACTTGGTAAAGATAAAGATTACAATGCAATGGGAGATGTTAGTGCTAATAAACAAGGTGGTATAATATTTTATTAATAAATGAGTAATTTTCATAGTAAACAAAAAGGGACACAAGTACATAACCCAAAAAGATTTGAGGAAGCATCTGACAATTCCTTATTAGGAAAAATTGATGGTAATGTATCGTATATTACTACAAACCATACAGATACAACAACCATTATACCAGTTGCTGACAACAACGGAAGTTTAAATAATAAATATTTTTACCTTTACAGTTCAAACAATACTAGAAAAATAATGGTATGTTTTAATGTTGGGGGACAAGGAAATTTAAATATAATTGAGGGGTACGATTTTAAAGTTAGTGTTAATATAAATACTAACGACAATGTGGCAACTATTATAGACAATTTAGTTACTACATTAACAACTGAAAATTCATCTACTCATAGAATTTTTACTTCTATGACGGACAACACTACATCGCTTACTTTAGTTAATGAAGCTAGTAGTGCTGCAGAAGATGTTAATACTGGTTTTCAATTTTCAAATACAGTAGTACAAAATGCTACTGACGAATATTTAGTTTCAGAAGCAACAACTGGCAAGCTAGTTTTTAAATCTGCCGCTGACGGAATTGGAGACAAACATTTTGCACATACACAATCAATAGCTTCGGCAACTTGGGTTGTAAATCACAACTTAAATAAATTTCCTAGTGTTACGGTGGTGGATAGTGCAGGAACAGTTGTAATTGGTAAAGTAGAATATAATACTAATAACCAAGCAACTCTAACATTTGTAGGCAGTTTCTCTGGTAAAGCTTACTTTAATTAATAATAAAATAAATAAATAAATAATAATAAAAAAAGAAAAAAATGGCTATTAAATTTTTACAAAATCTAGACGTTGAGGGAACGGTGGATTTAAACAATAACGAAATTCTGAATGTAGTAGTTCAGAAACTTGCAACTAATCCTGCAGTAGTAGTAGAGGGTAAATTATTTTACAACGATGCACAAAACGTACTTTATTATGGTACTGCAAGTGCTTGGGTTGCTCTTTCATCTGCAACTGGAGATATTACTGGTGTTTCTGCAGGTACTGGATTAAGTGGTGGTGGTAGTAGTGGCTCTGTAACTATAAATTTATCAGCAGCAACAGTTGCTGAAATTGATGCAAACACTGCAAAAAATTCTTACCCTAGTGGCGATGCAACTAAGCTAGCAGGTATTGACACAAATGCAAATAATTTTTCACTACCAACTGCGGCTGCAGGTACTTTAGGTGGTGTAAAAGTTGGAACAAATTTATCCATAAATGGAAGTGGTGTTTTATCAGCAACTGACACAAATACAGAATATTCTGTTGGCGATGGTGGATTAACACAAAAGAATTTTACTTCTGCATTAAATACTAAACTTGGTACTATAGAAACAAGTGCCGATGTTACTGATACTACAAACGTAGTTGCTGCATTAACTGCAGGAAGTAATATTGCTATTTCTGCTGCAGGTGTGATTTCATCTACGGACACAAATACACAGTACAGTGTTGGTGATGGTGGTTTATCGCAAAAAAACTTTACTTCTGCACTAAATACTAAATTAACAAATATTGAAACTTCTGCAGACGTTACTGACGCAACAAATGTTGCTGCAGCAGGTGCATTAATGGATAGTGAATTAACTGATTTAGCAGGAGTAAAAGGAATGACAGTTTCAGATTTAGCTACTTTAGCAAGTCCTGCATTAACTGGCACACCAACTGCACCAACACAATCTGCAGGTAATAACAGTACAAGAATTGCAACAACTGCTTTTGTTACAAATGCAGTTGATGATGTAATTGGTGGAGCTCCTGGTGCTTTAGATACTTTAAACGAATTGGCTGCAGCTATAGGCGATGATGCTTCATATGCAAGTGGAATTACTACTGCTTTAGCAGGAAAATCTCCAACTGCAGGTAATACATCATTAACAACTGTCGGTACAATTTCAACTGGTGTATGGCAAGGAAGTGCAATTTCAACTACATATATTGCAAATACAAGTGGAACAAATACTGGTGACGAGCCAAATGGTAGTACAGCTGTAAAAGGTATTGTTGAATTAGCAACTACTACAGAAGCTAAAAATGGTAGTTTAGCTAGTGTTGTTGTAACACCTGCAGGTTTAGGTGCAAGATGCCATTCAGAAGCTATTGGGGGAGCAACTTCAATTACAGTTACTCACAATTTAGGTAGTAGAAATGTAATTGTACAAATGTACGATACATCATCTTACGAAACAGTTTATGCCGAAGTTACAAGAACATCAACTTCTGCTATTACAGTTGATTTTGCTTCAGCACCTAGTGCAGGCGATGTTACAGTAATGGTACAATTAGTAAACTAATAAATTTTATTATCTTTACATTATGCAAAAATACGAAAGAAGTAGGGGACATAATATAAGATTACAATCTGCAACCAGTGGAAGTGGCGAGGGAGATGTCACTTTCATTGGTGGTGGTGTAAATACAACTGCAGGTTATGTTTACATATTAATTGACGATGGCGAAAACGAGCCAACTTGGGCATTAGCTGACAACGATGTAAATAATAGATACGAGGGATTGCTTGCTGTAGCATTAGGTACAAATTCAAGTAATGGAATGTTATTACGAGGAGCGGTTACTGTATATGGTGCTGTTAATACAATAGGTTTACCTTTGTATTTGCATAGTTCTGCAGGCAGGGTTACAAGTACAGTACCAACAAGTGCAGGGCAAGTTGTTAGATGTGTTGGGTATAGTTTAGACGCAAGTGGTAGCAGTATTTATTTTAATCCAGACAGTACATTTATTTTAATCGGAGAATAAATGGGTATTTCTGGCATAAACGATAAAGAAATAGCATTAATTAGTAAATTGGACGATGTTGCAAAAGCTAATATTACATCAGTTAATGATGTTGAAAACGTAGCAGAAGCATCGTTTGAGGATAATTTCGCAGTTAGTAGGTCGTTGTCAGAGGGCAGTTCGGAAGCGGTAAGAATTGCAGATGGAAATGGATTAATGAACTATACACAAAACACTGCATTCACTGTTTCGTTTTGGGTAAAAGTTGGTTGGAATGCAAGTTTAAACACTAACGTTCATTTATTTTCATCAACCGCAACTGGCAGCACAAACGGAAGCAACCATATGATACGTTGTTATTATAACGAAGTAAATAACAGATTATATTGGGAAATGAGAAGTAGTAGTAGTAGCACATTAAAATATAATTTTTTGATATTTCAAGCAAATTATAGTCCATATAATACTGCTTATGCAGCGGCAAATTTAGGCACAACATATTGGAGTAGTAGTAATAGGGGTAATACTGGAGATGATGATTTTACAATGATTACATTTGCTTATGCAGGAAATAACAGTTTTTCAAATGCTAATATAGATGCGTATTGGAATGGTACAAATTTAGGTCAAGGGTTTTATGCAAATGGAAATAATGCAGGAACTTTAAATTTGTCAGCAAGTACCGACAGACAAATAGCATTAGGAAGTAATACTTGGAATTATAAAAAAAGCGGAAATAATACTGAAACACAATACAATGATTTAACAATTTGGAATAAAAGATTAAGCGACAGCGAAGTTTCAGAATTATATAATGAGGGAACAAGATTAGATGCAACAACACATAGTGCTGCAAGTGATTTAGAGGGGTATTATAAATTAGAAAATGATGGAACAGATAGTAGTGGAAATAGCAACCCTAGTTTTGTGGTTAATGGTAATTCTAATTTTGTTAGTTTATGATGAAAGATTTAACACTAAGTATTGGAAACATTATTTGGATAGTTGGAATAATTTTTACAATGGGTATTGCATACAGCCAAATTGCACAACTTGGCGAGGACATTAAAGTTTTAGAGCAAAGGTTAGAAAAAAAAATTAAGGTAATAAACAAGTGCGAAGACAGAATTGTTGATTTAGAAAAGCAACTAATTGCAGTAAAAAAGTGCAATAAAAAATGAAATATTATTATTTAATTAATACTTTACAATGGAGTAAAATGGACAAGCTACAAGTTTCATATAAATTAACAAGTTTAGACGGAACGCAAATCTTGGTAATTACTTCGCAAATGTGTGAGAATTATTTATTTAAATTTGAAAGTGCAAAGAAATTTATGCTTCATTCTTATTATACTACAGACGAATGGTGTGATGATGGGAGCGGCATACAACAATGGGAAATTGACACAATAGAATATATAGCAGAAATAGATGAAAATTAAATACAACAACACTACAATAAATATAAAAAATGTAAACTATACTTTTAACAACAAGTATTGGATTACAACAACAACTAATTAAACTAACAGCGGTATGAAAACCGAAATAACCAATAATGTGAAAGATACAGTATTTTTGTGGGGTACAAATTTAGGTGCAATAGGAATAGGGATTGCAGATTTTAATGCAATATTAACAACAATTTCACTATCTTTAGCTATTATAATTACTTTATATAATCAAGCTAAAACAATGAAAAATGATAAAAAAAGCTAAAATCTTTATAAAAGAAGTAGCAAAAAAAATAGGAATTTACAAGCCAAGTTGTATTAATCTTTTACTAATAAGAGATGAAATGACAGCAGATAGTACACAAGGCAAATTATATGTTGATGGCGAATACCAATGCGAAACATTAGAATTACCTTGGCTAGATAATAAAAAAAGTGTTTCTTGCATACCAGACGGAAATTACAAAGTTAGAATTAGAAGTGCATATGAAAGTAGGAACTACAAGTATAACCATTTAATTGTGCAAGACGTACCAAACAGAAGTTATATACTATTTCATCGTGGTAATAATACATCGGATAGCAAAGGTTGCATATTAACTGGTAAAACAAGAAAGAAAAATTTTGTTGGATTAAGTAAAAAAGCCCATAATAATTTAATGGAAAATTTAACAAATAAAGGAGAAAGAGCAGGTAATATTAATTTAATAATTAAAAACAGATAAAATTATGATACAAAAAATGCTAATAGGAAAAATGTTTAAAAGCAAAAAATTTTGGTACGCAGTGAGCAGTATAGTAGTACCGATGATTTGCAGTATAGAATTTTTGGGAATAGACGAGGAAACTGGTACAAAAATGTTTTATTCACTTTTAACCCTTGTATTAGGTCAAGGTATTGCCGACAGCGGTAAAAAATAAAACCTATTGTTTTCTATAATTAGTTGTTAAAATTAGGGTGGTTTCATAATAGCCACCCTTTTTTTTGTGCCTAAAATCGCCAACTTGCACACTATTTCGTGTAAAAATCGCCAACTTTTTGCAAATATTTTGCAATAAAAAATAACTAAATTTTCTTAAAAGCTTGTAACTGACTGATAAACAGTAAGATACATA